AGATTGCAATATTCACACATGTGTATGTCCTCCTATTTTAACTTTTATCTGCTATTAACTTATTCTTCCAAGTTGTCTTAACATCATCAGTCCATACAGCATTTGCTACTGCTTGAACTTTTGCGTTTTCACCTGAAATGTCAGTTGTAACCAAATTATCACTAGCATCTAAAGTTCCAGGATATAATACATGTCTGTGTCTGCTTCTACTAATCTCTACACTATCTTCTTTGATAACTGTATCAGTAGCAACCTGCACTGCTGTATATACTCCTACAACTTCTATTTTTGCTATTTCTGTTTCTTTAGTTATTGCCATTTTTTTTCTCCTTAACTTGCTGCTTCATATGTTACTGTAAATGATACTAATTCATTTGATGTTGTTGTATTCATGCTACTTGGAAAAAACACTCTACTAGATGATAAATCACATACCAAAACACCTTCATCACCTCCACCATTTAAACCATGCAAGGCAAAAGTGCCAGTACCAAAATCTGTTAAAGGACCTGCAAAAGGAAATCCTGAAATTAAAGCACTAGAATCATGAGCAATAGATGTTGCTGCTTTCATAGTTCCTGTAGCAGTAACCATTCTTCCTGCTTTTACATATCTACCAACTGTTGTAACAGTTCCTGATGTACTAAAATTACTTAAACTAGGTGTCCAAGTTCCATATTCATAATCATCTAATAGATTAGATGCAGTTGCAGATGTTACTCCTAAATGTATTCCAGTTCCTGACCTTACAAAAGTTAAATCTCCATCTGTTTCTAATTGTAAAGATTCTGTATTATTTACAAAAAACTCAATAGGTTGATTTTCTCTTTGATTTAAAATAACTTTCCCAGTTGAATTATCTACTAGAATATCAAAACCATCAGAAGTGGATGTTCCTGTGGTATTATTTGACATATGTATGTAAGGCTGAGTATCATCATGAACATGAAAATTTCTAGCAGCAGAAGCAATACCAACACCTACTTTACCATTTGTAATATGCATGGTGTCAGTACCACCTGCCTTAAAATCTATTTGGTCATCTGTATCTGCTGTGATGCTAGAGTCACCATCTACATCTAAGATAAACTCTGCACCATTGATATCTGTATTCATGGGTCCACCCACTGCACCAGATATTTCTACAATAAAAATTGATGCTCCACTTGCAGGTGCTGTGGTAAATGTAATCTGTGTACCGCCTGTAGCTAGTGTGTAGTCTGTTCCAGGTTTTTGTATAACACCATCATGTGATACTAATAACTGTGCTGCAGAACCTACTTGTGTTCCTAAACTGAATGTTACATTAGAACCATTGTAAGTATTACCACTTGTGTCTAAGACACTGAAGGTTCCGTTTTTAATTGATTGTCCTATGTATGCCATTAACCCTCCAACTCTGCTCTTTTATCTAAGATTTGTTGATTTGTTATATTAGGGTCAGTTCCTGCCCATGTTACTGTAAAAGTATTTGTGTCTACTATTTGTATAGAATAGTGTTCATTTGTTAACGCTCTTATAGCGTTATGAAATAATTGTGTTAAATTTGTTTCTGACATTATCCGCTAAACTCCATTATTTGAAATATTCCACTATTCACACCCATACTTGTTCCATTAGTTCCTGCCCATTGATTTTTAGAAAATTGAGGGGTGTATACAATCTGAGATGCTGTTGATGGGCTATCAAGAAATGAAACAGTCATAGTACAATTTAAATAATTGATACCCAATGCACTAGACCTATTATCATACTGAAATCTTCTACCTGCCCCTACTGCTACAGTAGATTGAATTAGTTTTCCTGTGGTTGTTCCACCTGATATTGCTCTTTTAAAATCTAAATCCATATTTAATGCTTGTGATGCCCCTGCTACATTATTGCCACCTGTGTTCCATGTTAAGAAAAACTTTGATGATGAACTAGCAGGTGTTAAAGTTATAGCAACATCTGTTACATCAGTAAAACTTTCAGAATCATCTGTTGTGGTAGCATATTGTGTGTTACCTGCATCTTGATATATAGCTATAATTTTGCCAAGTCCAGAGGATTTAGCTGCAGTAACTGCATCATCTGCTATACCCCCTGTTGCTATTTGTGTCTTACTCATCTATCCTCCTATGGTTTAGTAGGCCAAGTTGCGTTCTCGCACTTCTCTACTGTATCTTTTCCTGCAGGTAAGTCTCTTAGACTTTGTCGATATGTTTTCATATCATCACTAAGAGTATTATCTGATAAAGCTAGATAATCTGTCTCTGCTAATAATCTGTTTCTTTTATTTCTTAATTCAGCCAAGGCTCTAGCAGGAGCTGCATCAGCCCATGCTTTTTCTTCTGCGTCACGAGCAGTTTCTTCTTCTGCTGTGAACTGAACCTTAACTCCATTTATATTATGATATCTTGGCATTGTTTCTCCTTAATTTATTCCGTACATTTCTATTGTACCTGCTTGTATATTTCCACTACTTGATGTAAATCTAACTCCTGTTACTGCTGAAGTTGAATTAACATACCCTGATGCAAAATGACTACCTGCATAATCTGCTTGATTATAAGTATGAAATTTTGAAATCCAGTGTTTTACAAAAGTAGTAGAACTAGGGTCAAATAAAAATAGTTCTCCTGCAATACTTTCGTCTGCACCATTACCTATATTTTCTGCTATTTGTGGTCCTGTACCTTGAGCAACATCTGCTCCTGTTCTATATTCTAAAGCTGTAGAACTACCTGCTTCATCATGTAATGCTGCAAACATGGTTGATGTTTGTGTTGCATTATAATTAGTTCCGTCTGTAGTGTAATCTACTTTAAAATCAATATTGTTTGTTGCAAAATGTAAATCTATAAATCTAAACTTATAAATGTTGTAAGTGCTATTTATGTTACTAGATATAGTTAAAGTTGTACCTGAATCATCTGCTGTCACTGTAGCTAATTTTGTTTCTTCTATACTAACACCTGCTACAGAGTTAGTTCCTGTAAAAGCATAATTAGCAGTTAGGTCCATGGATGCAGGTTGTATTTTACTTAATGCCATATAATGCTATCCTCCCTGAATCTATATTACCTGATGCCATTTTAAATTGTATTTCATCTATAGCTGATGTTGTATTAAAATATCCCGCTACAAAAGTATTATTAGTTCTTGGCACTGCACTTTGATAATATTGTGTGGTCGCTAAAAAATGAGTTACAAAAGTTGTATTGCTAGGATTAAATAAAAATAAATCACCACATAAACTAGCATCATCATCTGCTCCAAAGTTATCTGCTAGTCTTTGAAAGTCTGTTCCTTGTGCTTGGTCATTACCTGTATCATATCCTATTTGACCATTACTACCATTTTCATCATGTCTAGATACAAAGTATGTTGTTGTCATTGTTTCGTTAAAACCAGAACCACCTGCAGCATTTCCTTGAAAACGAAATTGAGCAGTTGCAGAACCATGAATATTTATAAATTTAAAGTAATATGTTTTATAAGTATTATCCAATACAACACTACTTGTGCCATCAATAAAATCCACTGTGCTACTAGAACTTGCATCAATATTCTTAATTAAAAATAGTTTTTGTGTAGAACTAGCTCCAGTTGTTGTGCCTGTAAAAGCATAATTGTCTGTCAGGTCAAAAGAGTTTGCTGCTAATTTACTAAGTGCCACTATACTACTCCAAATAAATCTATTGTTCCGCCTTGTATTTCACCAGAGGACATTTTAAACTGTATGTTATTTATAGCCGAGGTTGTGTTAAGATAACCCGCTGTAAACAAATTTATTGCATAATTACTAGCATGATAATAATGAACTTGTGTCATAAAGTGTTTAACAAAAGTTGTTGAACTAGGATTATATAATCTCATAATACCTGAACCAGATTCATCACTGCCATTACCTAGAGCATCCATGACAGTTTGATAACCTGTGCCTTGTGCTAAGTCATCACCTGTTCTATACTGAATTTGATTAGCACCTCCACTCTCAACTTCTTCAGCCCAAAAAGCAGTTGTAGTTTTTGCAACATTATAATTAGAGCCATTGTCTATGCTTCCGTTAAACTGTAAATCAACTTCATTATTTTGAGGATGTATATTATTAAATACAAATAAAAACTCTTTATAAGTAGAAGTTATATGCGAACTTGTAAATGTTGCAGTCGCATCAGAACCATCAGAAGTAAATGTGTTGATTAATACTAAAGGTGTTTCGTCAATTAATCCCGATACTGTGCCTGTAAAGCCAAATGTACCTGCAAGATTTAAGCTATTGGCTTTAACCTTGGATAGTGATGTAATAAATCTAGACACCTACTACCCCTTGCTATTTGCGTCTTTTACCGATTTAATATGTGTGTACCAAGAACCTGTCTTATCTAATTTACCATCATCAATATCATGGTATAGTTTATCTAATTGTTCATTCCATGATAAGTATTCTGTTTTTCTTTTTTCATCTACAGTATAATTAGACTCAGCAGTGTTACCTGCTGTTTCATATGTAGCTAACTGTGAATCTGTTGGTTTAGAAAAACTATATGTCCATGTTTTAATATAATCTTCACCACCATCATTTTGTAAAGATACTTTTGTATCATCCCATGTTGCAGAGTTTGCTTCAATGTATAATTTTGTTTTTGTGTATAATGTTGCCATGTTATTCCTATGCTAATTTATATCCTTGAAAAAGTTTTGTTGTGACAGCCGCACTACCACCTGAATTTTGGTCTCCATAAATTTCTATATAATCACCTGCTGTCT